CAGATCGTCGAAGTTCTTCGGGACTTCCCCATGCGGGCCCATCGGGACGCGCGCGCCGGTCGGGGACAGGATGTAACTCTGTCCAAACTCTGACGCCACGGTCGATCCTGTGAGCTTGGTACCGCCTTGGTAGGTTTGCATGGCCTGCGTGGCGGTGTTCAGCTTGGAGATTTCCTTGTCGCGCTCGTCGTTCTTTTTCGCGAGGGCGTCGCGGTCCCGGTCCTGCGCGACGGCGTCGTCGTAGAGGGCCTTGGTGTATTGGTTATAGAGCTCGGTTTCCTGCGCGGTTTGGGAGATGCCTTCGCGTTTCTCGGTGTGCAGGGCGGCGAGCGCGCTGTTGAGGGTTTCGATCGCGGTCTGCTGGCCTTTGTACCCGGCGTTCAGGCGTTGCTGGGCCTCGAGTTCTTTCACCACGGCCTCATTGACGGTGCCCGCCTTTTTGAGCTCGAGGGCTTCGATCTGCTGCGTGAGGTTCATGCGGTCTTTGGCGGCGTCCGCGATGACTTTCTGCCGGTCTTTCTCGGTGTTCAGTTGGCTCAAGACGTGGCGCGTCAGATTGTCTTCTTCGACGCCGAGGCGTTGCAGCATGGCGATCTGTTCGTCGGTGCCGTACGCCTTCAGGCGCGCGGCTTCCATGTCTTTGAGGCCGGCGATCTGGTTCGTGTAGGCGGTGATCGACGCCGCGGCGAGGTCTTCGACGGCCTTTTTCGCGGCCTGCGCGGCTTCGACTTCCTCTTGGTGCAATTTGGTCGCGGCGGTCGTGGCGAGCTCGAGTTGCGTTTTGTATTTCTCGTACTCGGCCGCCGTCACGCCGACACCTTCGGCATTCTTCGCGTTCAGTTGCCCGATGTCGCGGAGGTGCTCGAGGTTGCGGATCTGGGTGTCGTTGAGGTCTTTCGCGGCGTTGGCCTCGAGGGCGGCGAGAAACCGCTCGGCCGCGGTGCGGGTGTCGACGGCGCCGGCGACTTGCGTATGGGACGCGGCGAGGGCCGCGGTTTTCACGGCGGTGAGGTCGACTTCCTTTTGTTGGGCGACGAGCAGGCGTGTGAGGTTTTCCGTGCCCGTCCCGAGGCCGGTATTTTTCGCGATCCAGTCGGTGTACATGGCGCCGAGCAGTTCCCACTTACTCGCGCCTTTTTCGGCCGCGTCGACGAGGACGTTGAACCCCTGGGCGACGGGCCCGATCATGTTCGCCGCCATGTTGGACAGGTTCGTCTGCGCGCGGGCGATCGCGGTGTTGAATTCGTCCAGCGATTTGACGGACTCGGCCGACATCACGGTGTTGAATTCGCGCGCGTGCCCGAGGGCGCTTTCAAAGCCTGCACTGGCGCCGGCCATGGCGGCGCCGAGCTTGCTACCAAACGCCTCGGCGGCCGCGGTGTCGCGGAGGCCGCCTTGCAGTTTCGCGAGCGCGCCTTCCATGACGATCAGGCGCTCTGTGGTGTCGAGGCCGGCGACGTCTTTGAGCGACAGGCCCATGAGGGCGAGCGCGTGCGCGACGGACTCGTCGCCGCCGGCAATGCCCTTGCTCAGATTGAACATGGCGTGCCCGAGCTCCTCCGAGCTCACGCCAAATTCCGAGAGGGCGCCGGACAAGAGTTGTAGATCTTCCACGTTCACGTGCGTTTGCTGACTCAGCGTATTGAGCGCGGACGCGCTCGCGGCGATCCGCTCGACAAAGCCAACGGCCGCGCTCACGGAAAACATGGCGATCAGGCTGGCGCCCACTTGATCGACGACGGATCCGAGGGCCTCTTGCGCGGTGGTGACGCCTTTCGTTTCATTCGCGAGGCGTTGCATGCTCGGCGGGACGTCTTGGCCCATCTTGGTGAGTTTCTCGGCGCCTTCCGCGGCGATCGCCGACATCTTGGCGAGTTCCTTTTCCGTGAGGACCGAGGCGCCGCCGATGTCTTCGACGGCCTTCGTCGCCAGAAAGGCCTGTTGGACGATCTTTTGTCCCGAGACGGAATCGGCCATCCGGTTGAGCGCGGCCTCGGTCTGGTTGGCGCCGGTCTCAAAGCCCTTGAGCGACGCCTCGGCCGCGGCGCAGGCGTCCGTAAACTTCGTGAAGTCGGCGTTGAAGACACCTTGCAAAGCCATAGGGGCCTACTCGAGATCCCGGGCGCGTTGTTCGTCGGTCAACAGATCCATGAGGACTTCATAGTCGTCGAGGCTCAAGGCGCGGACCCAGTCCACTCGCCAGCCACAGCGGAGGGCGACGCGGAGGTCGCTAGCGATGGCGTCGTGCCAACCCGGTTTTTTTTTCGGGCTTCGCGCGTCGCGCTGATCTGCGCGTCGTGCGCGTCGAGCGCGTCGACGAGCTCGTTGTACGTGTCCATGTCGAGGCAGTCGAGCGCGGACTCGTCGAAGGGTTCCGGTTGCCCGGTAAAGCCGGTGAGGCTCCAACCCACGATGTACTCGAGCAGGCGCGTTTTGCCGACGCGCTCGGGGTCGATCGTCGCGGTCTCGCCCGATCGCATTTCCTTCACGTAGCCGGCCATCACGCGACGCTGTTCGCCGGCGTTGAGCTCGCGCTTGACGTCGATCCATTCGTCCTCGGTGAGCGCCAGGCGGACGATGCCCGGTTGTACGAAGCGACAACGGCCCATAACTCCCCTTTCACTGTTCCGGCGGTCCGAGGGTGGCGATCAGCGAGTGCCCGCCCACACGGATCGACACAATGCCCCAGGCCCAAGCGCCTTTCCGCGATCCTTCATGCGGCGCCGTAAAGAGCAGGGACGTGCGGCGCAACATGAACGGATCGGCGCGTTCGATCGTCGCGGTGAGCGTCCAGACGTTTTTCACGCGGGCGATCGACCACGACTTGAGGCGCGCGGCGGTGTGGTAGCCCCACACGATCGACGCGGCGCCGCCGTGGATCCTAACGGCGTCAAACACGGCGCGCGCCGGTTAGGGCGCGACGCCCATGGTCCACGGGCCCGCGGCTTTGAAGGTGCCGGAGAGTTTCGGGGCGCCTTTGACGCTGCAATCAATGTCCACGTCGAGGTACCCCAAGCCGCTCCATTTGAATTCGGGCTCGGTGGTGTTGGGGACGAGCTCGAGCAGGCCAGGTGTCGGCGACTTCGTCGCTTCAAACAGCGTGACTTCGGCGCTGTTCCAAAAGCCGCCGAGGCTGCCCGAGACGTCGGGGAGGCCAGGGACGTACACCTTATTCGTATCTTGGAAACAGGTGACGTCCTCGTAATCGTTTTTGAATGAGGCTTTCCAGGCGTTGATCGAGGCGATCACGACGGCCGGCGGGGTGCCGGTCCCGGTGGGATCGTATTTCACTTCGCCGTACCGTCCCGTGAGAATTGCCATGTAACTACCCTTCTTTCTGTTCGGTGTCCACGAATTACCCGCCAGGGATTGAGGCTTGGACGCGATAGTGTCCGCCGCGGTGGAGCCAGCGGATCGTGTCGTCGACGTCGTCGGGTTCGGTGTAGCGGATCCGCGTCTCGCGACACGTGACCATATGCGTATACCCGGGGATCGTGAGCGGCTGATCCTCGAGGAGCTCGTCGATCCGGTGCGCGGCCGCGAAGATGTCGGCGCCCGTCGATTGGAGCACGACGGCCTTGATCAAGTACAAGACGTCTTCAAAGCCGCGGCCGCCAAAGATCGGCTCGTCGTCGGCGGTGACGATCGAGACGATGACGAAGCGCGTGGCCTTCGGCGCCGCGACGTCGACATAGACGCCGTCGGGCAGGATCGCCGCCAGCGTCGGATCGGCGAGTAAGACGCCGATGATCGCTTGATCGATCGCGCTCGAGTTCGGGATCGTCGCGGTCATGGGTCGCCCGTCACCTCGAGCCCTTGGCGCTCGAGGACGGCGCGCAAGCGGTCATACATCTGCTTGCGGTACTTGATCATGGTCCGCACAAAAATATGGGTGGGCGGTTGGGACGTTTTCCCCCACATGGCGCCGGTTGCTTTGCCGCCTTTTTTCCAATGCCGCGCTTGCGATCCGTTTTCAAAGATCCAGGCGTGCGGCGCGGTGTCCCGGACGAGCGCGCCGGCGCCGTAGGCGCTCGAGGACGTCGAGACAAACAGCCGCTTGGCGAGGGTGCCCGTGTGATCGTGCGCTTCGTAC